CTTGCCCCTACTTCGACCGCCTGGCCACCCAGCTCTTGGGCATTGAGGTTGAGGACAGCGATTCACTGGCCATCAACGGCCGCGCAGTGGCCGACGAAATCCTGCGGCGCTTCCTGATCGGGGCCGTGGCCCGCGCCATGCAGCCGGGGTGTGACATGCCCTGGATACCGATCTTCGTTGGCGCCCAGAATCTCGGCAAGAGCGCCTTTCTGCGCTATCTGGTTCCGCCCCAGCACTGCGGTCCCTCCTGGTCAGCCACGGTGCAACAGGGGATTGGACTGCTCAAAGAGAAGCCGCACATGCTTCATGCCGGCTGGATCGTTGTTCTTGACGAGGTCGAGCGCTACTTCCAGCGCAGGTACGTTGAGGAGCTCAAGAACTTGATTTCGACCCCAGTCGACTATTCCGCCAAGAAGTACCAGAACGAGGTTCACTACCCCCGGTCTTTTGTGATGGCCGGCGCCACTAACACCCGCGACTTTCTGGTGGACCCCACTGGGAACCGGCGCTTTCTGCCGGTCATCATCCACGGCCGAGTGCCCAGCCCCGAAGACCCGCGAGTGAAGATCATTGACCTCGACCGGCTGCAGCGGGACCGCGACTCGATCTGGGCAGCCGCCTACACGGCCTACCTCGCGGGCGAGCCTTGGACCTTCTCGTCTCACGAGTTGGCCCAAGTGAACGGCTACATCGATGGATTCACTGCCGACAGCGGCATTGCCCCCTTGGTCGCCCGGGTCTTAAGCACTCACACCACCGGGCTGATCAGGGGCCGCCGCTACGTCCTGCTCAATGAGGTGATGCAGCAGATGGGCATCGAGGTGACCAAGTTTGCCCACATGCGGACCGCGGTCAGCGACGAGCTGAAGCGGCTGGGCTGGGAATCTAAGCGGGTCCTGATCATGGCCAAGTTGACCCGGGTCTGGCTGGAGCCGGCAAGGGGGCAGTCATGAGCAAGAGGCGCAACTCGGACCGCGACGGCCGCCACCCAAAAAGCGAGCCGGTCCGAGAGGAGGGCATCTCTCCGGCTGCTTTCCGCCGAGCCCGAGCGTCTTGGCTGAGTCTCACTGAGACAGCTGATTTCAGGCTCCTGCTGAGACTGGCTGCGCTGGAAGGCTTTCTTCCGTGTCAGTCGCATCAGTCTCAGGCGAGACTCACGAGATCAGCGAGAATTGACGACCCCCTGTCGCTTAAACCGGCTGCGGGGGAACCAGTCTCAAGGGGTTGACGCAAGAGCCTTACGAGTGCTTCCTTTCTGTCAGAAATAGAAACTCCACTGCGGACGCTTCATCTCTGTTCGCATCTCCTTCCGAACGCGCCCTGAATACCCGCTAGCCTCTGTGCGCTCCAAATCCGCATCCCATTGGCGGAAAGGGGGAAAACATTTCTGACAAGAAGGAAGCACCTATGCCCCAGGTGCGTCATGCCCCCCGGTCCCCTTCCAGCCCAACCGATCACAGCGAAGAGACCTCGTCATCGGCTCCCTAGCCACGCCGAACGGCTCCCGGCCTTTCCAGTCGTACCAAGCGGCTTTGGCTTCGGTGCCCTGGCCAGGGTCTCCTGGCTCCCGCTTGTCCCGCCCCTGGGGTCCGCGCCGGCCTCCTCGGATCAAGCCTGCGCTTTAGCCACCAATCCTCGAACTGTCCACCATGCTCCTTGAGTTTCACGGCCACCAGTCGGTTCACCCCCTCGAAGGCCGCGACCGGCCGATCGTTAATCGCCTGCTCGCCTGCACAGCGGACACCGCCACCGACACAGACGTCGTCGACCTGGCCCGCCTGGTCACCCGCTACGCCGATTTCCAGGGCGCCTTCCCCCTGAAGAAGGACTTGATCCAGGTCGCCAAGACCATGGGCTTCGCCAGTCGCGACGCCCTCAACGCCGCTGCCAGGCGCATTTGGCAGTCCGGTTACTCGCCAATGAGCGATCAGGCTGACACAGGTGTAGGATCTGGCGCAGACGTGCAGGCGGCCGAGTGAGGCGGCTGCACGTCGTCCCTTCTCTTGAAAGCTTCTTGCTCCCTTACAACTACTCCCAAACACTTATGCAGCACTACGGAGAACCAGACCCTATCAACCCTGGCTCTGTCGGAGGCGCAGACATTGCTGCAGCCGAAGCCGCCCTGGAGGCTGAGCCGGAGGGGGAGGGGCCAAGTGTTGAGCAAATGTATTACTGGGCTTTGAAGTCGATTTACAAATATGGCTCGGACACTTTGTCTGAGCAGGCAGACGACCGAGGGTGGCTACGCGCCGCAGTGGCTGAGATGGTACGCCGCGCCCAGGAAAGTTTGGACTACGGCGCTCCAGTCACCCCGCCAGCGCCGGAGCCAGGGACGCCTCCAAATGATGCTTGGTGGCGCGAACTCATCAACGAGATCGCCAGGGTTCAGCATGTTGCAGCAAGCGAAGGCCAGGGCGGACGGATGGACCTAGCCAAAGCTGTTGAGTTGTGGTGCCGCCCCGCCACCCCGCCAGCGCCGGAGGTGGGGGAGGCCATCCAACCGACCGGGAGATCGGGCTTGACGTGGGAAGCTGCCATCCAGGGCTTACGTGGTGTACTGGCGGACCAAACAGAAGACGCTATCCAGCGGGCCTGGCAACGCTCTCGGATCGTGACAGCTATGGACCTTATGGCGGCAAACACACCCACCCCGCCAGAGCCGGAGGTGGGGGAGGGGATGGAAGCGAGGGAAAGCGTCACACACGATTTGAAGGTGTGGAGTAGCTATTTTGAATCCTTACTTGACGGTACTAAAAACTTTGAAGTGCGCTTCAATGACCGGGACTTTAAGTCAGGCCACTACCTGCGATTGCGTGAGTGGTTAAACAACGAGTACACTGGGCGTGAGTTGACCAAACGTGTAACTTACGTTTTGCAAGGCGGAGTATTTGGCCTTGAAACGGGGTATGTGGCTTTGGCGTTAGCAGCAAAGCAGTCCGAGCTTACCACCCTGCTCCAGCAGCAGGAGGCCGAGCTGGCCACATTGCGGGGGGTGCCGGTGGTGGTGAGCGAGCGGCTGCGCCAGATCGGCCACCAGATGCGAACTCAAGACAACCGCTGCACTGCAAATCCGATTTTCCAAGTTCGCGGGAAGGAGCGTATTTACGGCCTTGATTTAAGCGCTTCCGATGAGGCCGTGTGGATGGACGATGAGTGGAACCCCGTTGACATCCCCGAGGATGCCGACCCTGACCAGCCGCCCCACGGCTTAACGGTGGCCCGGTACACCACTAGATGGAAAGTCCTAATGGTGGCATTCACGGAACAGGGATGCAAGGACCACCTGCGCCTTAATGGGCACAATTATCGAATATACGATGAGGTTGGTATCTACGTTGATTCTCTCAATCGCTGCCCTGAGATGATCGCCATCAGGGAGTTTCTTTTAGGGCTGCCAGCGCCCCAGGCTGGGGCAGTGCAACCGTGAGCACCTCACCACCATTGCCAGCGGCCTACTCCGCCGGCAATGGTGTGACGATTCGTAGAACCAGGCAGTCCCCTGATTCGTGGGCCGTTCACAAAGGGGATATGTGGCTCGGCAACCTGGAATGCCTTTCGACTGATGGCGAATGGGTCTACGAGCCAATGCCATCGTTCCGAACCCAAGGATGGCTCGACGACCATCGCTTTGCTACCGCTGAATCCGCCGCAGCCGTTTTGGCTGCTGTTTCACAGCCTGCGCCCCAGATCAAAAAGACCCAGCTATGAGTATCTCAACCGTCAACTATCAAACCTCCCGCGATGATCTCATCGCCCGCATGGCTGATGAGCTGGACCACCTTCAGCCGCTGCCTGCGTTTCCACCTGTCACGTCTCATCCGCTCGCCGCCGAAGCGCGCGCTTTGCTTCAGCTTGGCTTGTCGCTAGTGGTTGCTCCAGTTCCGGTAAGTGAGCGGCCATGGGAGCGGGAAGGTTGGTGTCATCCCGAAACTGGAATGTGCTTGATTGAGCAATGGTGCGCCGATGACATTTACTCGATAACATGGAAACTTCAGCTTCCGATTAGCGAGCAGGAGATAGAAAAAGGCAGACATTGCACGATCAAGGCTGTTTACCCTGAAGGGCGAGTCGATAACTTTTTGCTAATGTTCGGCAGATCGCTTCCTTTTGACAGCACCTTTTTGGCAGTGCCTATTCAGCCATGACCGCCACCACTTTCCTCTTTGTCTATCTCACGGGCATTCCTTTCGTTTGGTCTGCTCTTGTTATCTGGAAGCCCGGCGTAGTCTGGTGGGAGCGAGCGGACCCAGCTTTGTGCCTGGCTAAGGCTATTTTGTGGCCCTTAATTCTTTTACTCTTTTTCTTGCGACTTTTCTGGGCGCTTCTCATTCACACCCTCTCGGCGCTTTTTGATCGTGGCTGACACCTTTCGCTCCATCCGCTATCCCAAAATCCCTAAGGACTGGGACCAACGTTTCCTGTACATGGCTGCCACCGTCGCCGCCTGGTCCAAGGACCCCTCGACTAAGGTCGGCGCCGTAGCCGTGCGCCAGCGGCGGGTATTAGCCACCGGCTACAACGGCCTGCCTACCGGCATGATCGACAGCGTAGAGCGCTTGCTCAACCGAGACGTTCGTCTCGCTTTAACAATTCACGCTGAGCTGAACTTGGTCACTTTTGCGGCCCGTCACGGCGTCTGCCTTGATGGATCTACCGTTTACACTTACCCCTTGCTGCCTTGCAGCAATTGCGCTACCGCTTTAATTCAGTCCGGTATAACCAAAGTGGTTGCCCCGGACTTCGTCATGCCGATGCGCTGGCAGGAATCCATCACCCAGGCCAAGCAAGCCTTCCTAGAGGCCGGCGTTGGCGTCGAGTTGCTGGCCATTGAAGGCCCTCTGCATGTAGCTGCTGCGTCGAATCCAGATCGCGATGACCACGAGGAAACTGAAGACGCGCACTTGCGGCTGGTGTAATACCACGCCAGCGCTTATGCTGCGCCCACTTGCTCAGCAGACCTTGCACAACTGTCCTCCGGGATCCCGCGTCAAGAACTCCCTTGACGGCCGTCTGGGCATGATCTGCAGCTCGCCAGAGCGAGCGCGAGCGTCTCTTGCCTTGGTTCCGGTCATGGTAGAGGGCTCCACCCGCCGCGAGCTTTGGGCCACCCATACCACCAGACTGCTCCCTCGAGCCGAGCAATTCGTCGCCCTGGGTGGCACGAAGAGCGCGCCTGCCGGCTACCCTCTGACGCCTCTGGACGGCTGATGGCCCGCCGGCGCAGCGGCTGGTACCTGGGCGAAGGCTTTCACGCCGAAGTGGCAATGGGTAAGCCCTGCCTGTTCGCTCGCCACAGCCACGGTGCTCGGGACTACCGCAGCCAGCGCTACACGGACACCCAGGCCTGCGTTCAGTGCGTTGCAGAGCTGGTTCGGCCAACTTTGAACCTGGATGTCAATGCGGTTCTGCGCTCCTACCAGTTGCACTATTTGGAGTTCTGGGCCCTGGTTGACGTGCGCGGGGCGGATGATTGCTGGGAGCACCAGAACCGAGTCCTGGATTACGGCCGCAGCAGCTGGTCTCTAAGCGTGCGTCGCCCCACCTGGCTTACTGGCGGGCAGACACGCATTGCTCCCTACCGGGTCGCTTCCTGGTTTTCCTGGGGGGACACGGGCGCACTAGAGGTCAAGCCGGTCTGCGGCAACCGCGCTTGTTGCAATCCTTTGCATCTGCGAGTGGTGCACGTTCCCCACTTTCACCGGGCGGCCACGATCGATCGAGTCGATCTATGCCTTCAAGTTGAGCAACACCAGAGCTACACCAGCAAGCTGTTGCAACGGAGCACAGGGCGAGTTCCCGTAGAATCCAGCTCTGCCTCTCGGTGACCATGGGCTGGACCTCCGACGATTACGAAAGAAGCATCGGACTGAAGGGCGGGCAGGAGCTCCGCAATCCGGGATCGGACAACGCTCGGTTTCGGGCCGACCTTCAGAACTCCCAATATCAGGCGACCGCTAGGCAGCTTGGAATCAAGAGCCTGGACAGCGCCAATGACCTGGCCAAGGTCATCAGCCATCTCAACAGCCAGAAGCAGTCCGCATCTCCTGTGACCCCCAGTGGCGCCGGCGGCTCTTCCGCGGCCCAGGCCACTACCGCCACCAAGGACCGGGCTGAGGCTTCTTATCGCGAGTCTCTTCCCGCCACCACTCCAAAACAGAACCCCTGGGTTCCCCTCAAGTTCGGAGGCGGCACCGGGGACGAAGCCCATAATTCCCAGGCCCGCTCCAACAACGCCAACCTGGCCACCCAGGGGATGCTGGACGCGGCCCGCGCCACCCAGGAGAGCACTACCAAGTCGGCCGATCGCTTCGACGCGATGGCCTTTAACTCCTCCCAATGGATGGCGGATATTGACAGCCGCAACATGAGCGCCCTGTCCCCGAACCTCGCCCTGCCGAAGAATCCGACTGAAGCCCTGCAGGGCTTCTATGGCGACATCTCCGACAAGATGAAGGGCTACCTGTAGGCGGTCTTGCCTGGCTCAAAGTGTGTCTGTATAGTGCAGCGAGTCGCAACCTCTTCTTGTCTGATCTCCAAGCGCCTGATCCTCTCTTTCGGGCGACCACTCTCGACCGCTGCTCTAAACCTCAGATCTTGTCCTGGCAAGCGATGCACCAGGACTACAGCGAAGAAGCCGTTGCCGATGAGCCGGTCCCGGGCAGCGAGCAGGAGGCCGGCGAAATTCTTGTCAAGCACTTGCTCAAGGGCGAGAAGGGTCACTACGGCCCCCTTGAGCACCCGTCGATCACCTTCAACGTCATCGGCTTCCCTCACGACCTGATGCAGCAGGCCCGCACTCATCGGGTCGGGGTTTCGTTCGATGTGCAATCCGGAAGGTACACATCTCAGAGAATTGTTGACGTGGTCACAGGCAAGCGTCCACTGGAGGAGGTGTTCTATCTGCGCCCGGTCGGGACCTACCACGACCGCTTCGGGAAGAAGTATGACTACAGCGAGCACGACCGGGAGTGCGACCTCGGGGCCTGCGTTGGACTGGCGACCACCTTTGCCGTCAAGATTGATCTCGGCATGGCTGAAGAACACGCCCGGGGCCTGATTCCCTGCTGCATCCGTCAGCATTTTGTTGTGAGCTTCAACGCTCGTTCTTTGATGCACTTTATGGATCTGAGGGCTAAGGCCGATGCTCAGTTGGAGATCCGCCAGCTGTCTGCGATGCTCTTTGCTGAGTTCAAGGATTGGGTTCCCCAGATCGCCGAGTATTACGAAACCAAACGCCTGGGCAGGGCCCTACTGGCCCCGTGATCGACCACAGCTGGATGGAGAACGTGCTTTGCTGCAGCGACGCCCGGATCAATGCCGCTTACGCCAACGAAGACGGCGAGCTGGCTGAGCGGGAGATGGATGCGGCGTGGTTGCTTGATCCAGTTCGATTTGTTTCCACTTCCTTTGATAACCCCTGATCATGCCCCGCCTCAATCAAGAGCAAATTCTTCACCAGTTCTTCCCCGACATTTACACCTCTCCAAAGCCCGAGGTGATGCGCCGTATTGGCACTATGGCCTGCCGGCTGGTGCTGCTCGACATGCTGGGCTCCTACGAAAACGCCCGGGCCGAGCGCGGGCCTGGCGCCTTGGTGATTCGCATGGTCGAGGGCAAGCGCGACGCTGTCTATATCACCGTCGCGGACTTTGAAGCCGACGAAGAGTGCGCCAAGGAGTGCGACGACTTTGACGCTGTTGGTTTCCTCCATTCTGTTCTTGGCGCGATCGACGCCCTCAACCACTGCACTCACGCCTTGTTTGTGATGGTCGAGAGCCAGGGCGCTTCTTGCGTGGCCGTGCCTTTCGAGGCGCCTGAGCGAGCGATCGCTGAGATGCTCAAGGAGGCTGCCCCTTGAGCCGGCCCAGCCGCGGCCGGATCCCGGAGCACAGCGAGTACATCGCCAGTGCTCCGCCCGATGACTTCGTCACCGCCAGCCGGGTGGCCATGGGCGGGATCGACCTGGATCCCTACTCCACCAAGCTGAACAACGGCTTGATCGGTGCCCGCACCATCTACAACACTAAAGAGCAGTCTCTCGATGAGATCCTGCAGCGTGAGTGGGGCCCGGTGGGCCAGGGCCGCACCATGGTTTTCTGCCCCAGCGGCATGGACCCCAATCGCCGAATGCTCCACAAGCTGCTGGAGGAGTACCGCGCTGGGCGAGTCAAGCAGGCCACCATCCTGCTGACCAACAGCGAGAGCGCCACCAAGTGCCCTTGGATCTGGGACTTCCCTGTTTGCCTCCCCTTCCGCCGGCCGCGGGTGCGCTGGTGGAACAGCGAGCTGGGGCGCTTTGATACCTACACCCCGCCCCACTGGGGCTTTGTGGCCTTCTTCCCGCCCGCCGAAAGTTCAGCGTTTCTTGAGGGCCTCAACAGCTTCCATGCCGCCTTCTCTCCGATCGGGCGGATCGTCTTCAACGAACTCAGCGGCGACCAGACCTGGCAGACTCACTACCGCCAGCTGTACCGGAAGGGCTATTCCTTCCGCCCCCACGAGAAGTGAGCCCGCCCCTGCACAGTTTCCGGTTTCCGACCGGCCGCCACTGCCCTCTGGATCGCGCCATCGTCTTCAATAGCAGCCTCACCTGGCGGCAGGCACTGCCCAAGGCTCTTCACCATCACCCTTCCCTCGTCCTACGCCGGGAGCAGGTGGAGGGCATTGCCAGGCTGGCCCGGGCCTTGAAGAACCTGGAGCCGACCAAGCCGCGCAGCAGGCACTGGGGTCCGGCCTGGTGGCACGTTTTTCAGTGGTGGGATCCGGCTTTCAAGGACTGGAGCAGCGGCCGGCGCGCCTTGATTACCCCCCGCTGCCATACCCCGCAGGAAGCGATACAGCTGCTCG